CCGGTCACACCGTTCGTACCACCTTCCTTAACGAGGCTAAGGAACTCATCGTTCTGGCTTGCCTGAGCTTCAAACTCAAACGCTCCAGTCAGAGAAGCAGTATCAGGGGTGAAAGAAGCACCACCGTTTAGCGTAAGGAAGCCACCAAGACCATTGATGTTGGCAGTACCCGTCACGAACTGGCGAACCACTTCCTGCTTGAGGTGCATCATGGCACTCTCTGGATACTTTTCAATGAGCTTGACCACACCACTGGGACCAGCAGCGCGTCGGAGATCCTTACCAAGAACGGCATAAGAGTACACCACTTCAGGGATGTACACGCGACCTTGCTTGATCACGTTCTTGTTGCCGTAGGTATAGGCTTCCGAGCCACCCACGATCTGAGTTGCATCACCAGGACCGTCGATCATTACATCGAAGGCCGCATATTCACCACCCGACTGACGCTTATCCAGTTTATCCCAGATACGCTCCATCGCGGGGTGACCGTCTACAAAAATCTGCTCCAGCTTAGGAAGCAAGTCCTCGGTCGTTGCCAAGAGGACATCATTACGAACACTCATTTGAGGTTGTCCTTTATAATATAGTCAAAAATTAACGGATTGCCTTCTTAGCCGCAGCTAAGTAAGCGTCCTGTAAGGACATGTTGTCATAATCCGCAGCCTTAATACGAGCGGGGTTAGTACTTGGAGTAGCACCGTTGGTGATCTTCGCGCCTACTCGCGGTTGCCGGGGTGGTGCAGGTGCAGCAGGTGCTCCCTTTACCTTAAGTTCCGCATAGTCGAGCGCTTGCTCATGCGGAATGCCCTTGCGGGCAAAGTCAGTTGCTAACTTGATAATGGTAGGGTCTTTGCCCGTAAGCGCAGCGGCTACGTCTAAGTCCCATCCCTTCTCTGCAAATGCTTGAAACTGCGCTTTGCGCGTATCGTCTGCAAGCATTACCGAGTGGCGTTCCCTGAAAGATTTAACATAAGCAGCGTCTTGAGTGTCCTCCAGCTCTACATACTTCTTTTGAAGTAGTTGCTGTTGAGAACCCCAATCCTTCTTCTCTGTCTCATATTTCTGATTCAACGCTTCAAGTTCGCTCTTCATTGTAGCTACGCGGGGATCTTCACGACCCTCGTACATAGCCTTGTAAAGTGCGTGCTGAGCTTCTTTAGTTTCCC